CGATTGGCTTGACCCCGCCGAATCGTAGAAGCTGATGTCGCCGTTGTTCTCAATGCGCATACGCTCAGTGCTATCACTTCTAAAGCGGATACGGGAGCCAGCGCCACTTCCTGAGCCATATAAAGTAATGTTACCGCCACTGGTATCTGCATTACCACCAGCAACAGTTAAGGATAGGTTGGTAACATCAGAGTTAATACCGCCTGCATTATCAAGTATCAGCCCATCGCTGGACAAAGTACCCGAGATGTCTACGCCTGTGCTGGTGGTGGCGAGTTTGGATGCGTTGTCGTAGTATAGTTCCACAGGGCCATCAGCTTCAGCACGAAGCATAAATTCGCCAGTGTACTTGTTTACCCTTAATTCATTACTTCTAATAAATAATGAGCCAACACCTGTATCATCAATATAACTATTGGAACCGTTATGGTAAATTCGTAGGTCACTAGACGCACCAAAGGTAGCTTTGTCGTTGTCGCCAAATAGTATATCGTTACCGTTACTATCTAGGTCACCGCCTAGCTGTGGCGTTGTGTCTCCTACTAGATCAGGTGAAACCCCCTGCCAAGAACTACCGTTCCAGACATACATAGCTCCACCAGTAGTGTTAAAGTACAAAGCACCTACTGCTAGTGCATCTCCATCGTTATCTACTGTTGGCGCACTTGTCTTATCACCTAAGTAGCGATCATCAAAGTCGTCATACACATTCTCAGCAGCAAGTTGTGCTGTTTCTGCATCAGTAGCTGAACTTGCAGCTTCTGTAGCACTTGTGACAGCAGCAGCCGCACTAGCAGCAGCATCTGTAGCTGAACTTAGAATACCATCTACGTATGTCTTAGTAGTTAGGTCTGCTGCATCTGTGGGCGTATAAGTCGTAGTAATCTTGTTAGAACCCATGTCGATAGCACCTGTCATAGTGCCACCAGACAGGTTCAGCTTAGTAGCATCCTGTGTGTCAGTGTACAATTTAGTAGCTGCATCTTGGTTAGCTGTTGGATCACCCAAGCCAGTAACTTTAGATGTACCCATAGCAATAGCACCCGACATAGTACCACCAGTCAGGTCTAACTTCAGTGCATCTTGTGTGTCTACATAACCCTTACGAGTAAGTTCATCATCTGTAGTAGGTGCTGCAGTCGATGTAACTGCATTAGCGCCCATAGTGATGTCGCCAGTCATTGTGCCACCAGCAAGAGGTAGCTTAGTAGCAATACTGTTTGTTACAGTAGTAGAGAAACTAGCGTCATCGCCCAGCGCAGCAGCCAGTTCGTTTAATGTATCCAAAGCGGCAGGAGCAGCATCAATCACAGCAGCTACAGAGGTATCTACATAACCCTTAGTTGCAGCATCAGATGTGGCGCTGGGCGTACCCAAACCTGTAACAGTGTTGCCACCCATAGTGATGTCACCAGACATCGTACCGCCAGCTTTGTCCAGCTTGAGTGCATCTGCAGTGTCTACATAGCTCTTCGTAGCAGCGTGTTGTGGAGCGGTAGGATCACTTACGTTAAGCAGTGCTGTGCTGGTGAAGTCTACCGTACCATTAACTATAAGGTCATTCAGTGTAGTTGTACCAGTAGCGGCAGTTACGTTACCAGTGAGATCACCAGTTACATCGCCCGTTACATTGCCTGTCAGATTACCTGTTACGTTGCCTGTGACATTGCCTGTAAGCGCACCAGTAAAGCCTGTGTTAGCTGTAATGGTTGTACCTGTTACAGCTTGTGGAGTTGTACCACCAATAACTGAACCATCAATAGTACCACCATTAATGTCAGCTGTTGCTAGGGTAGCCTGTCCTGTAGTTGTTACTGTAGTGAATGTACCTGCAGCAGCACTAGAAGCACCGATAGTAGTGCCATCAATAGCACCGCCGTTAATGTCTACTGTAGCGTGAGTAGAGTTGCCTGTAGTGGTAAGGCTACCTGCAGACATAGCACCCGTGAAGGTAGACGTACCTGTTACATTAAACGTACCGCCTACAGATGCGTTACCTGTAGTGTCCATTGTAGTGAAGTCAGCAGCGGCAGGAGTAGTGCCGCCAATAACTGTAGCATCAATAGTACCACCATTAATGTCTACAGTAGTAGCTGTAGCAGAACTAAATGTGGCTGCGGCAGGTGTAGTTGCACCAATAGTTGTACCGTCTATTGTCCCACCATTAACGTCAACAGTAGCGAAGGTAGAAGTACCTGTAGAAGTTACATCACCAGTCAAGTCACCTGTAACATCACCAGTGACGTTACCTGTAACGTTACCTGTTACATTACCTACAACACCACCAGTAGCAGTAAGAACACCAGTAACACCAAGAGTACCAGCAACAGTTGCATTCTCGTGTACTGTAAGTGTATCAATATAGCCTACACCGTCAACATAAAGATTCTTAAACTCAGCGCCTACAGCACCCAAGTCAATGTCATCATCAGTTACTGGTACAACTGCACCGTCTTTAATACGTACTTGCTCAACAGCAGCACCACCTACTTCACTATAGAAGCTAATGCGGTTGTTAGTTGTGTCTACTACAACTTTATTCTTTGCGTCAACATCAGCAATAAGAGGTACGTAAGCACCTTCTGTTGAGCTTCCATCATGCTTGTGACCACCACTAAAAGCAAAAGCATCACGTAGTGCGTTATACTCCGCATTAACTGGCCCTGCTTTAATAATTGCACTAGCAATAATATCAGCTACTGACTGTCGAGTGTATCCTGCCATTAGAGTCTATCTCCTACTCCGAAGGTCACAACTAAGCCTTGAATGCTGTGTGACGCATTTGTGTCATTTGTTACGTACTTAAAAGATACAGACTTACCTGACCCCGATACGTTAGTTCTTACTACTGGTGCTGGATTGCCGTCAAAGATTGCGGTGCTGTCGTAAAGGGCTTCATTGTAGTAAGCTGCTGCGCCTTCTGTACTAATCGTAAAGTTGTTAGGACTTAATGTTTCAAAAGCTTCGTAGTCATACAAGACCGACATAGCAACTTCATTGTCACCCTCAGAGCGTAAGTATGTAGCGACTGTATGGATGACCTTACGCTGCTCTGGGTCTTGCATATGAATAAATGGCGTCTGATATAGACTAAAGATTTCTGCACCATCAAAGTCAGTACCTTTTTCTTGACGATGCACCTTACCGTTGCTATCACCATGTAGGACAAACTCGTACTGACCTATGTAGCCGCTATCAGCACAAGAAGCTTCGACACCTAGCACCTGCCCAAACTCAAAAGAAGTTCCTTGAGGTGTTGAACGCATACCTGCAATTAGACCTGTAGACTCACCTACAGCAAAGAACACACGAAATTGAGACTTAGCACGAATGACTACAGAAGATAATACATCTAAGTCTTCTTGAAGAACCACCTCAGTAAAAATAGACTGTACGTTTTGAGAGATGGACTCTAAGTTAACATCGCCAATCTTGTTTGTGCCAGAGATAGGACGATACCCATCCTGAGACAAAAACAATAAGTCACCAGCTATCTCAATAACACTGTCCGTAGCCATACAACCCAGATCATCTGTAACTTCTTGAAGTACAAAGTCTGAGATATTATTACCTGCAAGCTTACGGATAATGTTCGTACCAAAGATGTACAGAACATCACGGAAAGACCTAATAGCTACAATAGGAAAGCCTACATTGATAACACCTGCACCGTCAGCAGGGTCAAAGCTAGTCTCATCGTAAGGCGCAGAAAAGAAAAGGTTAGTAGGTTCTGTAGTATCTCCAGCAAGGAATAAATGGTTCTTAAATACGTGAGACACCTTAGGTGCGCTGGGCGCATTGCTGTCTGTGATCTGCGTGTAAGTAGTACCATCGTAAGTAGCAGCAGGATTTATTGCGTCTGTAAGTACAATCTTGTCTGTACCCCAGTTGTACCTACTAAAGCGCACCTTTGTTACACCTGTCATAGTAGGGGAACCTGATGTAGTAACTGCTACCCAGTTTTCCGTACCGACATCCCAGTAATGCAAATAGTTAGAACCACTAGAAGGCTTACGTGCAGCAAGGATACCGTCATTCACACCATTAGCTACACACAAACCTAAGACACTGCCTGTACCGGGTACTGTACCGTAATCATTACTAAAGCCACTAATACGTCTATAGCCACCTGTAACAGCAGGTTCATAGTTAATCAAAGCCACGGCAGAGCCTGGGGAAGTCTCACCCTGTGATAACACATCACGGTTAGTGTTAAGACCGCCTTGGCAGAAGACTTTAAAGGAGGCTAGATTATCAGCCATTAGAACTTGCCATTAAAAGATGTGGTGTTACCTCGTGTAACTACCGTAGAGCGTATCTCAATAGCGTCATCCATTAAGACACGGCGCATAGACTTAATGCCATCCTCAAAGTTATTCTGGTGCATGGCTGCGCTCTGTTCATTGCTACGGAAGCGCATCATAAACATCATAGCACCGTCAATCAAGACATGCTTAAAACGATCAGGGATAATTGCCACGTCATTATAAACTGTAAGGTCACTAGGGAAAGACCAGTATACGTACTCAATCTCATACGCAGCATTAGGTACAGGAGTAACACCAAACTGCTCCCCATAAGTCTGATACACAACAGAGGGAGCCGACTCACCGTTTACTGTATCACCGCTATCGTCAGAAGATCTATAGTTCTGAATGTAATCCTCATAAG